TTAGTTCTGCACCCCCGTTACTTTTTCGATTTGCACAGTAGGTTCGTATCCCGCAGCAGGAGCCACTGAACAGTATGCGTAGAGTCTTATCGCCATGATTTTCTCATTCGTATTGACTTTTTCAATGATGTCAAGCAGCCAGTCATCAAAGCTTGCCCCTTCTGCTACGCTTTCTTCTGCATCCAGCAGGTCAACCTCTGTGACTCCATCGCTCAGCAGGGCTCTTAGCATGAAATAGAGGGTGCTACCAGAACCAGCGGGGTTATTTGCTATCACGTGTATTGAATGCACAAATGAGATGAAATCGTTATCCGGGAGCACCTCTTGTTTGAGTGTCAGCGTGGTTTCTGTTACTGTTGCAGAAGTGGTGTTGCCTTTGCTGAGAATTCTTCCAGAGAGTTCTTTGTTCAAGCTCTCAATATCTTTAGCAGTGCTATAATTGAACCAGTTGTCATATTCTGCTATGGGCTGCTCGCCCGCTACGTATTTTGCCGAGCCCGCAGGAGGTTCTTGCCCCGTGTCGTCCCATCTGGTCTTCTGTGTGATAGCCATTATCTCACCTCACAACAGTCCTGCATAAGTCCCCGCGTCGGGGTTCGAGTTTAACAAATCATTATAACCTTTAGCCGGGTCTGATGTCTCAGCAGCAGAGCGGTATGTGAAAGTGCCCTGCTGGTATGTCTCGACGCTTATTCCCACGCCCTTTATCTCGCTGATTAAGTCCTTCAGGTCTTGCACCGTTATTCCAGCGTCATTGAGGTCTTGAAGCCAGACCCAAACGTCGAAGTGCGCATATTTTCCTCCGCTGAAATCCTCAGTGACCTTCACGCGGGAGGTAGGCTTGCCAAGGATTGTTGCCACAACCTGCTTAACATTGTTTATCGTCGCGCTGGAGGTGTATCTCTGCATCTGTGTCTTGAGCCTCGCGCGGTAGTGGGCATCGCTCTCGCCTGTCAGACGTTTACAATTGAAAAGCTTGCCCAGGTTGTCGAGGTTCTTCCCAGTGGCGTAATCCACGTGGTGGGCGTTGAGGATGTTCTGGAGCTCTGCCTCTATCTGGTCGAGCTCTTGGGCTGGGATGGAGAGCAGCTTGTAGTTGTTGCTGCCCTGCTCTCGACGGTATGCGCTTGAGAGCCTTTTGACAAGCCTATCTATCACGCTCATGCACTCGTCACCGTCACCGAGGTTGTGGAGGCGCGTGCCACCTGAGTCGCGCCTATGGAAATGTTACTCGTGCCAGCAGGTGGCGAGGTGGTGTCTATCTTTACGGTTGCATCCACCACGCCCTGGATGCTCATGACGGCTGCAACAACCTTTGCGTAGATTACATCCTCGCCTATCCCGAGTCCGATATGAGTATCACCGTTGGCATCGACTCCCCCGATGTAGTCGATTACGGCGGTCTGTACCTGAGTATCGCCGTCCGCTGGATAGGTGCTGTCCTTCGTGACCTGCACGTCAACGTAGATTGTCACCTGCTCAGGGCGCTCGAAGTTTATCGTATACTGCGCGCCGTCGTCCGCAACGGCGATTCCAGAAACAGAGCCATAAGCCTGAATTCCAGCAGGCTTGGAGTCGAAGATTGCTTGCGCGATGTCGTTATCATCGCCTCCGAGGACGGTTACTCTGAAGGATTTTGGAGGCAAGCCCCCTGTGCCTGTGTTGTCCTGTGTGGTGTCGTTCTCCTCAATTGAGCATGCTGTTACCCCGTTGACCTTCAGCACCTCAGCGCGAATAGCGTCCAGGGTAGCGTTGCCAGAGATGCTTAGGCTTTGCTTTACCCTTGTGCGGAAAGCTGCGTCGCTCTCTGTGTCCTGCCCTCCAGAAGTTGCACTGGCGTTGTTCACGCTTTCTATCCCGCTTACTGGGTCAACTATGACTGTGATTGTGTTAGCGGCGACGTTTCCCGCTGCCCCTGCTTCCACTGCCTCGATTGGTGCGTCTACGGAGGTGCTCCCCGCTGTGAGGGTCACCGGGTCAGTAGTTTTGAAATAGACTGGGTTGTCTCCTGCTGTGCTTACCCGTGTTCCTGCAGGTATGAGAATATCGCTACTCGCAGGGGTAGAGCGGGAGAAGGTTACCGTACCCGTGGCTTTAGTAGCCTGCTTTCTTGTCAATCCAATTAAGGCAACAACACGGTCAAGGTTTACGCCAGTTGCAGTGTCGAGATAACCGCTGTAATATACATCCTCCATTATCTGCCAGAACGATGCCAATTCTTGGGCTATGTCCCTTAGAAACTTGCTCAGCGGGGAGGAGTCGGAGAGGTCTATGTCCAAGCCATACTCGTTCTTCGCCCTTGCCTCCATGTCGGCGATAATCTCATTGTAGGTCTTGAGAGTGAAGCCGTTAGAATCTACGCCTGCCATTTACGCCTGCACCTCCGCCGTGACCTGCTCCCCACTCGTGAGAGTCACTTTCACAGAGATGCTCAGCGTCCTGTTCTCGTCGAGGCTGCCTATTGTGATTTCATCAACAGATTTGAGCCAGGGGTAGAGCTTGAGCGCCCTGGTAAGCTCAGCTTTGATGACGCGCTCCTTCATGCCACTTTGCTTGATTCTGAGCCAGTCCACGCCGAAGTCCGGGTTCTCGGGGTGCTCGCCCTTGACGGTCTTGAGGAGCACCCTCAAGTCCTGCTTGACTTTTTCAACGCCTGTGACCATGCCGAGGGTGTTCAGCTCCGTGATAGTTACGTCGCCAGAAGCGTCGAGCTCCAGAGTAGTGCCATAACTCATGATGAGAAATCAGCATGCGTGGACTTTATAAACCAAAGTCAGAGCTTAGCCACCACTATGGCGTCGTTAATGTCAAATCTGCGAGCCGATTTTCCTGTGAGGGGATACTTCGAGAAGACAACGAGCACCCTGTCCCCTTCTCGAAGAGCTTTGCTGATTACCGCGCCCTGGGCATCGTGGTCGTGGAGGTATTTGAGGTTCTCGGTGAAGGGCACGTCGAAGAGCTCGGTATCCTCGCCGTCCTCAAGGCGAAGGTTGCATGAGTTGCCACTTACAAGAGTAACCACTGCGGTGCAGGCCGTGTATATGCCCCTGAGCTTCCTCTCTATCCTTTCATCGATGAGCTTTGGGATCATACCGCCTTCACCTCGAGTTCGCAGTAGTACTCCTCCCCACGTGCTATTTTCCTGTAGCTCACCACTCTGAATAGCCCCGTCGCCTTTATGCTGTCCAGATCAATGATTGAATCCTGCATGATCTTCCAGAGCATCAGGGTCCTTAGCCTGTAGTCCGCTTCACCATTCTCCTTTCTGATCTTCTGAACTTCCAGCAAGCCGGTCTCAGCCGTGAGTATGAAAGCTTCCTCATGCCTCGTGTTCTCCTCAACGAAGAAACCCATGCCGTTCTTGACGTAGTGTTTAAACCTCTTCCCGCTTAGCTCCTCTATCTCTTTAGCTAGGTAGCTGAGCAGCTCCGATATGCTCTTTTTCCCCGAGGTCCATGTTTGGGTGAACTTTAGCCCTATGTGCTCCACCCTACCCACTGGCACGCCTGCAAACTCGAAGAGCTTCTCCACGACCTCCTCAAAAGTTGTGCCCCTGGGAACGGTGAGCTTTACCTCTGTTGTAAGGAGATTGGCGGTGTCGTCCTGGGCAAATATCTGAGTTGCCACATCTGCGCCCTTGAGCTCGTCCACTACTTCTTTGATCACTCCGGAGAAAATGATGCCGTAGTCCTCTGCATACCCCGCCTTCAGTGTGATCCGCTCGCTTGGCTTCAGCTTCTGTTTCGTAGTCTCAGCCAAGTTGTAGATGGTTATCTCGGCAGAGCCTGCCTCCTCGCCGGTGCTGTTCTCTACCACGAACTCTATGTCAAGCTGCTCGCTGGTGATTACCACGTCGCCAACTTCAATAGCTATGTAGCGGTTCCAGAAAGTGCTATTCATCCCAGAACACCCATGCCTCGACGTTCTCCTTGCTCAGCGAGTATGGCATAAGGGTAAAGAGCAGCTCGTAGTTCTGAGGGTCTCTCACTTCGTAGGGATTGAGCTCCACCAGCTTGGAGTTGAATACAACCGCGCCGTCCTCTACTCTGACGATTTTAAGCCTGACAAATTCGCCTAGGGAGTTCCAAGAATAATAGAGCTGGTAGGCTTTGTCTGCTATCTTCACCCGCTGCTTCTGCGGCAACCCTAAGTTAGATTCGAATGGCAGGACTCCATCAGGCAAAGAGACCACCCACCCATGAGATTAGACTCTCAAGCCAGTTCTTCCCCTGCTCTTTCTGCGGCTTGTTTTGGTATGAGATCTCTTTAGGAGATACGGCTGTATCGCCTCCAGGAGGCTCTTCTCCTGTTTCTATCTCCGCACTCGTGGCTGGGTCCTCAAATTTGACCACTCGAGTCTTGAGCTCTGCTCGCCTGATCTGCTTGATGCGGATCTCTGCTTTGTATGCGTTTACTCCCGCCGGCGAGAGGTCAAAGCTGGTAATCACCATATCGTCGAGGTCTTCCAGCTCTGATTCAAACCTCACCAGCTGCTTGGACTCGTAGAGCTTCCTGAGCGCTTCAAGTTCCTTGCTATCCTTAAAGAGCATGACAGAAATAGAGAACTCCTTCGGCTCGAGAATGATGTGATCTGCTACTGAGAACTGGCGCTCAGTGCGGTGTTCTGGTACCTGTGCGCTTTGGCTGAGGTCGAGGACCTGCGTGGCCGTGAGTTCCACGCCGCCGAGCTTTATGATCTCTGGCATGATAAAAAAATCAGAGAGACGGGAGGTTATAAATCGAAGTCAGAAAATTTCCCGTGAAATATCTAGCTATATGCGAGGAGTCTCTGTATCTTCTTTATGGCTAAATCCGCTGCTTTCTCGGGATCGCTTACGCCTTTGATGACCACCGCACCAGGCTTGATCTCTATTTTTCTCTGGTTCACTGTGGTTGTCCTGGTCACTGTCGTGGTGGAAGCTACCAGCTCTCTCGGCGAGGGAACCAATCCGCCAGCTGCGAGTTCCCTTGCCAATTTCACCCCGCCTATCCCTGGCATGAGATAGCTTGCTATTCTGATAAATGGTTTGATTCTCTCATAAGCGTTTGTAAGAACATCAATCAACCACTGAATCTTAGAGCTTACCCATTCAGCAGCTTTGCCCAAATATTCTCTCAATCCTCTGGCCAATGAGGTTACTATGGCTCTGAATTTATCTGACTTAAACCACAGTGTTGTTAGAATTGCTCCTAATGCCAGTAGCCCGATACCAATTGGTCCTAAAGCTGTCCACAAACCAATAGCAGCAACTCTCAGCAAATTCAGAGCGCCGCCAAATAATTTGGTTGCGATATTGGCGGCACTTAGGGCTTTAGAGTAGATAAACGTAGCCGCTGTAGATGCAAGCATGACAATTCGATTAGTTTTAAGAGCTACAGTTAGCCCGTTCGTCTGAACTGAAGCCCAAAAAGCTTTGATGCCTAGAACGCCCAAGGCGGTGCTAACTGGACCCGCAATGATGCCTAGAGCGCCCAACGCAGAGGCTAATATAAGCCCCGCTGCGGCGAACTCTTTTAGCAATGGCACTTTATCAAGAGTGCGCAGGAGCTGTGCAAGAATAGAAGCAGCTTTACCTACAGCTGGATATAAGGTTTTCCCAAGTTCAGTAGAGAGGTCATCTATCGCTGCACGTGCGGCCATCATCTTACCGATGTTTTCCTTCATTATCTCATTTTCCTTCCCTAACTTATCTGCCATCTGCTCCTGGATTGCAAGCATTATGACCCTTTGCTTCTGCTCTGCATTAAGTTGTGACAGCCTTTTGCCATAGAGTTTAAGGGCGATGTGGTTGACTGCGTTCTCTCTTAGCTGTAATCCGATTCTCTCTGCAAGTTCCGCCTCTCCATATTTCATCGCCCTTACCATGGCAATGAAGGCAAGTTGTAAGTCCTCACCAAACATTGCTGCAGCAGATTTTGCATAGGGAAGAAGGGTCTCAAGTTCTTCTCTGGTGAGACGGTTGGCCTTAGCATAGGCGAGAGTTGCTGCGATATCAGACTTCGAAAAAAGCCCTCCCTTATTTTTTTCAATCAAAGATAGATAATATTCATACTCTTCTGCATTATCAGCAGTGAGCGCCCGCAGAGTTGCTAAAGATTTCTCGTACGTTTGTGCCTTCCAGAGTAGCCCACTCATAGTAGCGGTAGCTGCAACTCCCATTGCTTTTAGTTGTTGCGCATGTTCCCTTGCAAACCGCCCTACCTTTCTAAGTTCTGGTGCTAATACCTCCCTTTTATACTGTTTAACTTTCCATTTTAGATTTATATAAGCTTGGGCAAGCTTTTTGACTGCCCTATTATGTTGCTGAGATACTCTAATAATGTCTTTTTCAATTGTATCCATTTCTCTAAAGAATTTAGCTACACTCCCCATTTGCTTGCCTAATTTTTCCGCGCTACTACCCACTTTCTGGAATTGTTTATGCACTGCATCAGAACTTTTCATTATTTTCAACATCTTCCCAGATGCGGTGTCATGAAGTCCGATCCTAAGAAAGAGGTCTCTTACTGAAGGCATAGAAAACTTTTTTATAGGCCCTATTTATAAAATAAAGTCATGGGGGTAGCTACTGGATACACAGTTGGTTTTATTCTGCTATGGTTGGTAATAATCACAATAGTGGATGCACTTACATCAAATACTCTAATACTGTGGGCGGTGGCATACGGATTAATTGGAGTATATTTTGCGGGTTTATTTAAAATTAGCAAAAGTTCAGGGATTGCGGGAAGTGTAGTTTTTATAATCATTCTAACTGTGGCTCTTATACTTAAAGTGTGGTGAAAAATATGTCAGAAAAGTTGGTCTCTTCAAAAGATGCTCAAAAAATTATGGAAGAAATCAAGGAGAAAGCAAAAGATGAGGATACACATTTGGAATGCTTAGACTTGATAAAGCGACATTTAGATACACTCCCGATTGAAGCTTACTTCATAGCAAAGGAACTCTCAAAATCAGATGACATTTCAATAAAAGAAAAAGCAAAACAAATTTTGAGTGAATATCATGAAAAATACCCTGAGCTTGATAGATTAGAAAAAAGTTTGGCGAATACTATGGCAGCTATTTCGTCAATCTCTAAAACAATATCTCTATATAGAGAGCTTCAAATTCCTGTTCTAAAAACTTTGAAAATCGCTCAGCAATTCGCAGAAGTCCATCAGAATTTAAGCAAAGTCTTACCCAAAATAGAAAAATTACAGCTACAATATGAGAAACTACCAATTTATTATACAAGTTATCGCACAGACAGGTTGGCGAATATTGAGGCGAAATTGGATGAGATATATCAAGAAATACAAGAATTAAAAAAAGCTAGGAGTATTGATAAGGAGGAATATGAGAGATTAAAAAAGAGACTGAAAGAGCTAGAGGAAGATGTGGATAAAGCATATCAGTAATAACCCCGATGCCCAGGACTGCAACATCAACGTGATTGCCAAGGCTTTGCAGACAACCGAACAATAAATTTTATATATCAAAGAGTTGGTGTAACTATACGAAAGTATAGGTATATACAATATACAATAAACATATACGGTGATATGGGTATAAGTTATGATAGATGATAGAGATATAGGTATATGATATAGTTGGGTGGGCGCAAAAAGGTGAGGTAATTAATGATGTAAGGTTGGAGGCTAATACATGGCGTCCGTTAATGTTGTTTCTGTTTATCATCCAAAAATTGGTGTGTATCACCCTTCTGGACCATCTTTTGGCAGACCCAGTAAAGAGGAATTTATTAGAGAATGGAAAGCACTGCCATTCTTTAAATACAATGAACTTGAAATATTCGAAGAAGAGACTTTAAACAAAGTAGACAAAATGTTAAAAGAGATGGAACCTTTTATTATAAAATATTCTGATTACATTGAGATCACAGTTAAGACCATGGGATCTAAATACAACATGTATGACCATATTACAAAATTGCATTACGAAAACTTATTCAAAGATTATGCTCATATTTATGGATTTGAGTATGTTATAAAATTTGCCCATTTATTATATATTGATGATTCCATTATAAGATTCTTTCCAGAATTAGAAATAAAGCCTAAAATCCCAACACTTAAGTCGATAATAATTGCTGGATTATATGACGAAATTTTTGATTGGGTATTTGCTATGGAGAAGATATATAGGTTCTTTATTCATAGAAGAGATAAAAACTATGTAATAAAAACAATAGATTGGCTTTATGAGGAGGCTCCTAAAGTTATAGAAACTGCTATAAATAATGGTTGGTATCTACCTATCTCCCCAACCAGGATTACCTCAACAAATACAGATAGACTTAAGAATAAAATTATTACAAGTTGGAGAAGAAACAGAAATGTGAGTCCAGGGTTACTAGTAGAATATTTCTATTCTGTAGAATTGGGGAGGTTTAATGAGTAGACACTTAAGTTTTGTTATTAAAGAGATTGATAAGATAGTTGAAAAATTAAGGAACGAAATTGAAACACGATGGAAAGAAGTCTATATGAATTTATCCATTAGAGGTTTTTTTTACGACGAGAAAAAGATAGTACTTGAGAACTTTGAGTTTTTTGATTATGAATCAAATAAAATAGTCAATAAATTTTTTACCAATACGAAACTCGAAATAGTCTTCCATCCAGTGGGGAGATCGCCTCGATCAAGAAAATATATACCTGAAAAAATGTTTGAAAGTATTTCAATGGTTTTAGTGTGTGGTAATGGGGCTACCATACCCTACAAGTGGGAACCTAGAGGAGGGGAATATGGGACCCTAAAGAAAGATGATCGTATAATAATGTCTGAAGGTATGACAGCATTCGAGGCAATTCAATTGATTTTGGAAGATGTGTGTAGGCGTGAAATTTCTCAAAATTGGAAAGACAAATCAGAATGTAAACAACCTTCAGAATATCATTTACAAAAAATAGCACAATTTTACAATAATGAATAGCTAAGAAAACCTGAACGTGTGTCCCTCTGAGCTATCAATAGTAATTGCCTTAACTTTTTCATGCTTCTGCTTGAAATATTCAAGCCACTCTAAAACACGGTGAATGGGCAGCTTATTGACCCTTTCCAATTCTAAGTCGCCGAATTGTTCAGCTAAAAAGTAAAGATGAAACTTAGATTCTACTTTTTTTTAATGTGACGCAATGCCTCCTCAGAGAGACCCAGAGAATTTTCGACTTCGTTGACCAATACTGCTAACACACCAGGTTTTAATTTTGCTGCGTTAATATCTGGCTCTATCACAGCAGCTTGGACGAGCTTATGGCTGTACTTTTTCCTGTCAAAATCACTTCCACGGCTGCAGGATTCAAGGATATCATAGTACTCTCCGGAACTCAGTTCCTTTAGCTTGAATTCCACTCCGTTCACTTCGATTGTTATAGGATCGTCTGCCACATATATCTTAGAATAATCAATGCCCTTCTTTGCCATCTACACCACCTCAGTACTCGATATCGAAGTTTGTGCCTATGAACTTCCAGCTCCACGTGGGCTCCTCTGCCTCGGGCTTGAACTCCGGCCAGGAGAAGTGGCAGTCGTCGATGCTCATCTTCGAGAAGCCCGTTGCCTCTTTGTTGTTGCTCTTCACAACGACCTGCACGCCGCGCTTGGCTTTGACGATGTCCATGAGCAGCTGGTTGGTCTTGCTCTGCGCCTTTAAGCCGATGGTGCCCTCTGCGTCGGTGTCATCCTTCACGTTCCAGCCTATTGTTCTATTGCTCCAGTCCTTCACTGGCGTTACGTTGTCCTCTCCTTTGGGCGTGATGGTGAGTTCTGCGATGTCTTCCACTTCAACGCCGTCGATAAAGACGGTTACATCCTTAACGCTATACTCCACAAGCGCCACTTCAATCACCTCATAGCGTTATGACCAGGTCAAGCGTGATCTTGCTGATGCTGCCGCTCAGGTATGCAGTCACGGAAACGTTGTTGAGCACGCGGTTGCTCTTGTCGCTGTCTGGTATTGAGTCATAGCTTGGCACGCTCACAAGGAAGCCCTTCACGAGGTTGCCTTTCCCGTCCACGTAATCAGCTCTCAGCGCGCCCAGAGTCTGAGCAGCTCTGCAGACCCCCTCGATTGTCGCCTTGATCATGTCCAGCCCCGCCGGCGAGTAAGGTATCTTGCGCCCCATGTTGGCGAGGCGGATCTTCAGGTTCACCAGGGCGTTTTTGATCTCCTTGGCGAGGTAGATCTTAGTGCGCGGGATGTCTATAAAGCTGCCCGTGAGGCTCTTGGCTCCGCTTATCACGCTGCGCTGCGCCACAGTTATGACGGTGTTGATGTTGCTGCCCTCGAGGGCATCGACATCGCTGGGGGCGTAGCTCGCAGCACTTATGCCCTGCACCTCATGCCACTCCGGAGGCACCCAAGGGCGGAGCACGCCGAGCACGCCAGCGGCAGCGCCCGCAAGTTCTCCTGGTGCAAGCGTTGCATCATCGTGAGCAATAGCAAAGCAGTACTCGTTTGCCGTGAGAGCCCCGATGTTGGCTTCCACGGTAGCTTTATCCCCTATGTCCGGTATGATGAGCACCTTCTTCTCGCTGCCTGCGTGGCTCACAAGCGTTGGCATGTTGGCATCGCTGGCGTCTATCGTCGGGACTATTATGTCGTAGTCAACTTGCTCGCTCACCAGGGAGTTGAGCACCGTGTTATAATCCGCAACGGAGCCGCCTGCTCCGTCGTCCTTTAGGGCGTTAACCACCTTCACGTGGTCCACGCCCTGGGCGAAAATCTTCGATGTAGCCTGCGATATCGGTGAAGTAGCGCCGAACTTCTGCTCAACCTCGCTCTGGCTATAGTAGGTGTATACAGTGTTGAAGTCCGCGAGATTGTCGCTGTCCTCGCCGATCACAATTACCTCGCCGTAGGTTTCGGCCTTAGAAGCCGAAGTTGCATCAGCTACGTTGATTTGGATTGCGCTATCCGACGTCGGCATCTCTTACTTCCTCCAGTTTCGGCTTTTAAGCTTAAGCTGAATGCAGAGGTTTAAAAAGGAAAGTCAGAAAATCAGCCCTGCTGGACCTCGTAGTTAATGGTCTCAATGGTGGTGACCGTCTCCTGGTAGCTCAGCGTATAGGCGAGGTAGAAGTCTATCCTCCGCCTCGCTATTCCGTCGCCTGCGAGGAAGTCAAGTGCAGCAACTTCGCTTCTCCCCCGCGTGGCTATACCGGGGATGTTTAGCTTGAGGTACCACAGAAGCAGCTCGTCAACCACTGCGTCTACAACATCGCTCCTGTGGTGGAACTCTGCGCCCCTGTGGTCCTTTGCGTGGATGTTGATGCGCAGCGTGATCCGCTCCCTCTCCCCCTTGGTGTAGATCACATCCACGCCGTCGCTGGTTATCTCCAGGATGTCATTGAGGGGGCTCTCCACATCGCTCCTCCTGTCACCGAAGTAGTGCAAAGTGAGCACCACGGGATAGCTGCGAAGCTTCTCTGAGACGTTCACTCTGTCAGCGTAGTCAACGTATATGCTGAGGGTGTCGTTGCCTATTGTTACCTGCTTGGGCAGGCTTTTGAAGATCTCTTTCTTTAGACTCGAAGGGAGCATGATAAGCACTCACAGCACAGAACATAAAAAGCAAAGTCAGAGGGTGTAGCGATTCAGCTCTTCCTCGAGAGCCTGCCGCGCTATTTTAAGAATTTTCTCTTCCTCCATGTCGAAAACCAGCGTGAAAAGAGGTCTCGGTGGGATGTGGAGTTCTGACGTACTTTGCTTGAGGTGTAGCCCCTGGGCATGGAGGAACTTCCGCATCCTCTCACTCACTCTTATCGTTGCCCCTTCCTCGAGGACTAGCGCTATGAAAGCCTTCTTGCTCTGGAAGATGCCGACCTTTATGGTCCTGCTCATGCTTTTGCCCGTGATGCGGTGCGTGATCTGATTCCTCAGCTCTCCGGTGTCGATCCACGCCTTTGTGCTGCCTTTCCTTGAGACGGTGAAGGGATGCAGCTCCGGCCAGGAGGCGTCGCCAGACTCCATCTTGTCAAGGATCTTCTGCTCGAGGTACATCGCAATCTTCGCTGCGACGCGATCGAGGATCTTCTCAAAATCAGCCACAAGCTTGGGGATGTTGTTCTTGTCTTCTACTTTGCTCATTGTCTCCGCCTGAGCAGAAACGCCTCTCTCGAGGCTGCGTACCTCTCAAGCAAGCCGTAGCTTCTCTCCCTGCGCACAACTTTCCACTCGCTCACTGAGCCGTCCGCCTCTGTGATTTTGATTATATCTCCCTCGGCGATGCCGTAGCTCTTAGCTACGTAGAGCCTTCTGTCGCCCAGCTCATAGAGCCCTTCCGGTGCACGCTGCAGGTCTTTGACCGTAACATCGCTGATGTGTCCCTTTATCTCCACCACGCTCTCCTGGGGAGGGATATAGTCACCAGTGCTCTGGTCGGTGTAGCCCTCTGTGATTCTTACCAGCTCAATTTTATAGGGCCAGTCTAAAGCCGAGAACATTTTCACTCACTGAAGAAATCGTTGGTCACACCAAAGGGCAGAGGTCTGAGCTTGTCAATCAGCCTCTCAGCTTCGGCGCGCCACTCCTTAGCCTTCGCAGAGAGGTCTTCAAAGTCCAGCGAGGCATCGCCCTCGCGGATTGTTTTGACGTTGCGCTCTTTTATGTTCCCGGTCTTCATGTCAACCAGGAAGGCGGCGGCGAGCAGCTTCTGCGCCCTCTTGCCCAGTATACTGCTAACATTTCCCCCTTCCGCCTCTATGATTGCTTGAGCTTCGTCCAGAGCGCTCTGGATCTCAGGGTCGCCGAAGATGTAGTTGTCTGGGTCGGTGTCGCCAATCTGTGCCCTCACGTCGTCGATAGTGGCTGCCAAGTCAGTTCCCCCCAGAGAACAGGTCTTTAAGCTTCACCACCATTGTGCTAACGCCTGCGGGAATTACCACGAGAGCCCCGATTATTCTATTCTTGAATGTTTCCAGAGCGCGGATCCTCTGTTCATGATCTTCGATTGCTGTGGTTGTCTGACTGAGCTCAGTGATAGAGCGCTCGAGCACCCCAATGCGGCTGTAAAGCTGCACGTGGTCATTTCTGTTATCTTCGATTAGCTTGTCTAGCTTCTTGCAGATGGATGAAATCTGCCTCTGCTGGTCCTCGAACTTGCTGTCGAGGTACTTCATGAGGAGGGACTCTTCCATTTCCCCTCCCTACTCGGCGTTTTCTTCAGGTTCGCTTTTCTCTGGTCCCTTTGGCTTGCTTTCCTCAGCCTTCTTGCCCTTTCCCTTTTTCTTGGGCTTCTCCTCAGGTGCTGGCTTGCTCTCCACCGGCTCGAGGTCGATAACGACGAGGTTGCCGTTCTTCAATGCATCGCGCTCCGCAGGCGTCTGAAGCTTCTCGTCCGCTGGTATCTTGCCCCTGTCGCCCCTCTTGCCTCGCAGGTGCTTGCTCTCGAAGTGTGCGGCTCTGATTTCCACAAGCAGTTCATTCTTTGGCATCTACATCACCTCAAAACATATTTCCCGGAAAATGGAAAGAGAGGCGCTTACGCCTTCAAGCCGGTGATCTTGCAGATGTACTCTGGGCTGTCGATGACTGGCTCTGCCATGGCGAAGTTGAAGTAGCGGTTGTCTATCATCGGGTTGCCGAGGTTCTCACCGGAGACATTGACCGTAGTCAGGGGTATGCTCTCAGCCATAAAGCCTATGTCCTTTCTGCGGATCACGAGCACCACGCCGTCGTCGTTGGGATCAACGGCCTTATCCTTGATTATGTTGAGCCCTGCGAGGCCAGGGATTACACCGGTCTTGACCACCTGGGCCTGGAGGTAGTTGTTGTTGCGTACCACGTCGAACTTGGTGAGGCGCTCGTACATTATGGGGCTCATGATGACGTCGGTAGCCTCACCCCCATCCGTAGCGTCGTAGATGAGCGTCTTGGCATGCTCGAGGTCTGCGATGGGGTCCCCTGCCGTGGTGTCAGTCCAGTTGGTACCGTCGAATGTGTTTATACCGGTTGCATTGAGCATGGCGTTGAAGATCAGATCGTCCTCAAAGCGGCGCATCTTGTAAACGCTGCGATTGATCTTTCTGCCCACAGTCTGGACGCGGGAGAATCTGCGCTCCATCAGCGTAACGTCGAAATACGCACCGTAGGGCCGGATAGGCTTGGCCTTCTTGCCATACTTGAAGTCCAGCTTTGGGAAACCGCCCAGCTCGCTGATCCAGTCCACGTTGCCTACGATGTCACCCTCTTCTATCCAGGAGACGGAATCACCCTCGATGCGCTCGGGTCCACTCAGAAGCTGCCTGCCTATCAGCGTCTTTTCGTAGACCTGCTTGACCCTCGCCCTTATGACTTCAGGCTTAAGGGCGGGGCTGTCCTGGTATGCTAAATCCTTCTGTGTGAAAGCTGCGGTCGTCATCTCCACCACCTCATATCAGCACGAGCACCTTGCTACCATCGGCTCCGCCCTTCCAGCAGATGCCGATGGGGTCGCGGTAGTCTATGGTGTGCGTTGCGGTGCCGCCTTCGTCGATAGTCTCTGGGGGCAGCGCCTTCACTCTGCCTGGGTTGGTTGTGCTCGTGGTAACGGCGTCTCCAGCGTTGATCGCACCCTCCGCGGTGAACTCAACGATAGCCCTGAACTTCGTGAGCACGGAAACGCGGTGCCTGGAGTCAAGCCCTTCGGGTGCAGAGCTCTCGTGGATGCTCGAAACGAGCACGCCTATCGCCTTACCAGAGGTGGTTGCCTTGCCCACGGTTTCGTCGGCAACGATCTCCACGAGATCCCCAGCCTTGTAGTAGTAGCCGTCGGCGTCCTTGGTCTGCGTGGTATCCACCTTCGCGCTCAGGATACCTTCAGGGAGGTACCCCCTTACAGGTGAAGCTGCAGTCTCCACCATCTTAGCTCACCCCCACTTCAACCGGGCCGAAGTACTTCTCGGCAAGCTCAAACGGGTCCTCGGCTTTGGCTGCGTTGTCCCTGCTCTTCTCGGTGCTCTGGGTTTCCACCATGCGCTTCTTGAGGTCCGCCTTGTACTTCTCCAGCTGCTCCCTGTTGAGCGACTTCAGGAAATCCCTGTCAACCTCAGGGTAAATCGCGATGATCTCCGCGCGGAGCTCGGTCAGCTCTTCGATTTTCTTGATCTTCGCTGCGAACTCCTGCTTGACCTCCTCGAGCTTCTGCTCGTACTCTTTCTTGAGGTCTGTCTTGATTTTCTCTATTTCTTCCATGCTTAGACCTCCTTTGTTGTTGAGTTCCGAGCCTTCTGTATTTAAAGCAAAGTCAGATTTGGCGAAGTTTGCCTCTGGAGGCTCTTTTTCGAATTCTCTGTAGTGAGCTGCGAGATGGTTGTACACCTTGCGCTTATCTGCCGCGGGAATGTCAACGCCACCACGGGCGCCCATGAGTGCTGCCATTGCTGCGCGAACACCGTTCCACACCACGGCGCCGTCGCTAGGGCGGTGATGCGGCAACTTGAGGTCTGTGAATGCGTTGGGCGGCATCTTCGGAGCCCAAGCGAAGTGCTGGGCTATTCTGCGCTTCTCCGCATCGCTCAGCTCATCCCAACGCTTGCTGGTGAAGTCCTCAAGGCGAGGCTTTTCCCAGGGTGTGTCCTCGCTCGCCTTGCGGTAGTTTGGCGGGTTGCTCGGCACCACGCCAAAGTCGAATATTTCCCGGGAAATATCGGCACCTCTGGAATTGGAGATCAGCCTGGCATTGGGATCAGCGGGCTCGTTTACCACGGCGATGTGCACCAGGGTCATGTCAGCAAGGTACTCCCCTTCTGCGTCCTGCTCTATTCTGCCCCTCACCCTGACGGAGAAGAAGGTGTTCTCAGGGTCTAGCTTCACGCGCTCTGCAACCTCTCTGAGCATGGGCGTGGTGTTCCAGAACTCCACGTCTGCTATTGCCGCCTGCAGCCCCTTCTCAGGGTCCTTGCCGAACTCGAGGTTGTAGGTGGCTCCGACTTTGTCCAGGAAGCTATCGCTGTGGTCCAGAACAAGAGGCACCTTGAAGTACTTCCTATTCTCCTGCTCTTTCACCTCAATGGCACGCCGGACCATCGCCTCAATTTCATTAGCCCGGAACTGTATGCCGTTGTGTGTGCCTTCGGTGACAGCGATGATCCTGCGCTTTAGTCCCCTCGAGGTGTCCTCGTTCTTCAGGTCAACCACTGGGACGAAGTCGCCTTTCTCTGCACAAAAGCCCAAGCAATCGGCAACCCTTACAGTGAAGTCTACTGTAACCTCGTCGCTCATGAATAAAGGCTGAGGAGAAGTAGCTTAAAAAGGAAAGTCAGATAGTGGTTGTAGAATTTAGCAGTCGGTGGTATCTTTTCTGTAAAGCCACCATGTTAACCAGTCTGCTGTAAAAGATAACAACCAAACTAAAATCAGTTTGTACCACGGCCATAGTCCTCTCATGATATCAATAAATTTGATTATAGTAAGAGAGAGAAGAACCGCGAATATTCTAAAGTGATAGTACGTGTACGCCTCTTGATTTTCTTCCCATCTTCCCCAACGAATGCGGACGATTAATCTTGCGGGAATAAACAACAAGTAGCTTGCAACAATCGCCAAGACTATCTGCTTCAATAATTTATAATTAATAAACTGATCGCCAAGGATTACATAAAGAGCGAAATAGCCAATTACAAAATGATTGACCAAATTACGAGAAGTCAAATCCTTTATGTTAATATCCATACTACCCCCTCTTACAACCCTAGAAAAGCTCTACTAAGATACCATCCTCCCTCAGATAGACAGAGCACCAGTCCATGTCGTAATCTGTGAGTTTCAATTCTCTGTATACCTCCTCGGGAAGGGTGATATAATCAGCGCCGTTCTCCCTTATGATCTCCACCTCAATGTCGCCCCTCCCTAAGACTAACCCTGTTCTGTTGTTTACGTACGCTGCTCTAATTTTGCCTTCTGCAGGTCGTTTCTCTGGATTTTTGAGCAGCTCGTCCCCGTAGCTTATTCGGAGCCTCTTCATTTCAACTCCTCTTTAAATCTCATCTTAAGCTTCTCAACTTCTTTCCTTTTTGTAATGACAAATGAAGTTTTAATTTTTCTGTCAGGTGTCAATATTATATAAACTGGGCGCTGATATATTTTAGATTTTCCATGCAATAAAAATTCTCCGGTATCAGGATCGCGTCTTACCCATTCCGGGCTCTTTTTTATGCTGAAAACATCTGACAGGGAGTACCTCCTCCCATCCTGCACCATGTGCCTGTATGATGAAGCGGTACCGTGAAATGTGGAGTGCCTGAGAGAGATTCCAAGGATCTCTTTAGCTTTTGCTTGCGGGCTTTCCCCGGTAATGGAAAGGAGGGTGCGCATGTCTTCGCTTTTCTTAAACCTCTCTATGAGGTAGTTAAGCTGCTCATCATAGGAAGGAGGTGCTAAGCCTTTTCTGTCGAATGGTTCTAGATACTTCCCAAGAGAATCGAGACCCTTCTCTCTCTGCCATTCCTGGGCCCATTTTTTCTTCTCCTGCTCGAAAACCTCTTGAGGCGTGTCAAGCTTGGGATCGTCGAAGTATGGCGAGGGCCTGCATCTACAGTTGGGCTCGCTCATTACGCGGAGGGCGAGCTCTTCTTCTGCTGTGCCAACCTCAAATACTCTGCCGTGAAGAGCTAAGTGGTGCGGCCTGGTGCGTTCATCTGCTACGCTGCGATACCTCCACTTTCGCAGGCCAGCGGCGACGTAGCCCTCGCGGTGCCCCAGGGCGTAGGCTTTCTTTACGTTGGTCCTTGCGAGGAGATCGGCGTAGTCGTCAAGCTTCAGCGTCTTTGTGCGGGTGATTTTAACCTGCCTGACTCTGAGCCTGCCTCTGCGGTCAATGTAGATCTCTTCCCTTAGCTTTCCACGCCTGTCAAAGTGAATCTCCTCGCCGAAGGTTGTTCTTAGCCTTTCCTTTAGCCTTGCAGAGATTTCGTCGTAGGTAAGTCCCTCCCGGATGCCTTCCTCGATGACGCTCTTAATGTCGCGCTCGAGGAACTCGTACATCTCTTTTATTGCTGGCGCTACATCCTGCTCTATGAGCTTCTCGAGCGCTCTGATCTCCAAGCTGGTGATGCGCACGTCAGCGCCAACTTCTTTGAGCGCCCTCTCTGCGCCGATGTAGTAGCTGACGGTGAGAAGCTTGGCGAGCTTTTCAACCGCGCGCTTCCTTGATTCTGCTGTCTTCCTGAGAAGCGCTTCCTCAATGGCACGGATCGCATCTTCCTCATCCTTGCTGAGGAAATCGTAGAGCTGCATTCAGTCGAAGACCTCCAGGAGCTCTTTCCGGAGGCGATGGATTTCTTCCGCGAACTCTTCTCTGACGTCAACGCTTCCGGTCAGCACGGGCTTTGGCACGCCCTTCTGAGTTGCGAGGTCCACCTTTGCGCTGAACTCTTTTTCCTCCTCTTTTGGCACTGGGTAGCCGAGCTCGTCGAAGAGGCGCTTGATCTGCGACTTGGTCATGTAGGGCAGGTAGGAAGCCATCACCGCAGCCCAGCGCACCTCATCGCGTGGCGTGAGGTCTTCGAATACCATCTCCGGTGGCTTCGCTTTGGGTCCGAGCTTCTTCCTGACATAGGGGATTATGATCCTGTCCTCGATGACGACCTTGAAGATGTAGCGCTCTGGTCTAATATCGCGTTCAAAGAACTGGAGCTGCACCTCACCAACAGAGCGGTTGCTGCTCTTGCTCTCGGTGAAGCTGTCGCTGAAGCCCATGCCGGCGATTACCTGGTCCTCTATATGCTCCTGAGCTTTGATCGTCGCTAGGGGATTGCCTTTCGGCTCGAGTATTTCAACCTCCATGCCCTCGGGGATCCAGAGGTCACCGCCCGCTTTCAACATGTTTTTGATTTTGCTCTGGAGTTCCTCAATGCGATGCCACCAACGTTCAGGAACTTTAAACTTGTGCTTGTGGTCCACGAAGCGCTTGAGCATGATCGCCTGGTACTTCTCCGTGCCGAGCTTGTTCATGATATTGGCGTAGTTCTCCCTGAGCAGACTGACACCGTCGGGGGCGTCGTAGTCGGGATAGCGCGGGATGAAGATAAGCTCCTCAGGCTTGAAGAATACCGCCTTGCCCTCCTCAGCCCTCTTGAAGTGCTGCACGAAGCCTATGATGTTGTCACCGCTGCCCTCTTTGATGTTGCTCCTGTCCACATTCGGGAAGTGACGCTTCAGGAAGTCCCGGAGCTCACGCACATCGTCCTCGTTGTCTCTGAAAACGCGGACTGTCATCGGGTTAACGCGCTTGATTTTGATGATGTCCTCTACAACATTGTTCCCGATGCGCTTCTTCTCCCACACCACTTCCAGGAAGCAGCGTCCATATTCAAGCCAGTCCTTGAAGGCGAGCACGAGAATTAGATCAAGGTGGGTGCGCCGGCGCATCTTCTGCACCAATTCCAACGCCTTGTCGTCATCGCCAGAGAAGTCGAAAGCCATTGCATTCTTAGCTAAGCTTCTAATCATCCTCGCTATTTTGCCCTGCTTCGCAGCCCAGGCGCACCACTTATCCCAGCCGCCCTCTGGCTCAAAGTCGGGATTATAAATTTTATCATCCGCAGCCTTTGCAACCCCTTTCAGAAGCTCCGCGAGAGCCAGGTCCATTCTCGAAGATTTCGGCTTCAGCAGGTCAAAGATGCTCATGAAACATCACCAGAGTTCCCTCTGCGGGAAAGGCATAAAAAGCAAAGTCAGAAGAAGGGCCATTCGTCGATGTCTGGAAGCGATGGCTCGTGGAATGCTCCAAATACAGCAAGAGCTAGGGCCATGACGCAGTCGTCGTGCATGCCTTCGTGAGCTTCCATTTTCAGGCTACCCGAGCTCGTGCGGACGTACTCGAAGTACTTGAGCTCGTTGATCAGCTCGGGGATGTTGGGGAAGATGACCTTGCGATTGTCTATTGCAGCCGCTAACCTCTCCACCAGGATTGTCTTTGGCACCTTGGTGATGTTTCCCTGCTGAGTTATTGCGGTGCCACCCGTGATGGTTATACCTCGTGCTATGTGCTGGACCATCTCCAGCAAGGGGTCGCCGGCGCCAGTGCTGTCCACAACTATTGCCTGGGGCGAGAATCTTGCATGGATGTCCTCGATTCTCCTGGCTATCTCTCCCCAGGGGAGGCGCTGGAAGCGGTCAAAGTATATGAGCTTCGCTGGCTCCTGGGCAATATCTATGCCGATGATTACGGTGTAGTCGAGGTACTTCGCCACGTCCACGCCGAAGACGAAGCGCTGCTTGGCATGGGTCCTACCCTCGAGGAGCTCTATATCTTCTTCGATGCACGCCTGAATGCTGCGCCATGGGAAGACAGCATTCTGGTCGTCTATGAACTCCGCCATGTACTCGGTGCGGAAGCGGATGCTGTTCTCCCCGTATTCTTTCTTCTTGCGCTCTATGTATTCCCTGGAGATGTGCGGGTTTACCCAGGATGGGAACTGGTAGCTGCTGTAGTACTCATTTCTCTCGAGCCCCCTGATGAATGAGTCATAGAAGTGGTTTCTTCCCGCAGGGGTGCCAATCTTGATCAGGTCTCCGTCATAGTCAGCGAGCATTGGCTCAATTACGTTGGTGACCGCCTCGTCCTTAATGTAGCCCGCTTCGTCGAGGATTATGCGGTGCGCCTTATGGCCTCGCAGGTTCTGAGGCTTGTCAGCGGAGCGGGCATGAATAATTGAGCCTGTAAGAAAGCGGAGCTTCGGGAAGGGAGTGTAGACCACCTTATCCACCAGCTGAATGAGCGGCGACCTGGAAAGCAGCCTGACGATGGTGTCAAAGATAATCTGTGCCTGGTCGTAGGTTGGGGCGATGATGAACTGAATGCTTCCAGGGTGCGCTATGGCATAGTGGATCGCGGAGACTGCCATGCACTCGCTCTTGCCGAATCTTCGTCCTGCTGCGACTGTGAGGTTCTTTGCCCTGTCCCTGAGGATTTGCTCCTGCGCTTCGTGAGGTGTCCAGCCAAGCAGCTTTTTTGCAAAGGTGACGGGATCCCTGAGAGGTTTAGCCAGCTTCTTCGTCCTCAGCATAGAGGACCTCCAGGAGCTCCTTCACAGGGTTGTTGACGTCGCCGGAAATCTCGTACTTGAGCTTCATTGCCTGGACAGCGGCTGCGGTTATCTTCTGAAGGTCGCTCGGGTCGCTGGTGATGTCAAGCAGAGCATCCGCTTTGGCCTTGACCTTCTCAAGGAACTCGAGGTCGTCAATGACCTTGCGCTTCCCCTCCTCAAGTTGCTTCTGAAACTCTTTCACTGCCTCGGGCACTACCGGGAAATGGCGCTTGTGGTTGGTGATGTTCGCCTTGCTGAGCCCCGGGATGTGCTTCTCAAGCTTGGCGATGATCTCGCTGTAGGGTCTGCCTTCGATGAGCATCTGGTTAACTTTGTCGGCATGCCCGCTACGGCAGATCTTGCATTTAGGATTGTAAAGGTTCATATAGATTCGTCAAGGTTCGTTTAGGTTAAAAAGGAAAGTCAGGCAGATAATGTATTAGGACCTTTGTAGAATTCATTTAAACTTCATGAAATGTCCCGCAATTAGCACAATATTTGGTACCAAGTTTTGGTAGAAGAAGTAAACAATATTTGTAAATCAATAATTTTTAAATATAAAGAAGTTCACAATAAATTCGTATGAAAAACAAAGACCTTGGGACAGTTCTAATTGGAATTGGGTCTCTTCTATTATTATCATCAATCGGAGTCGAAGCGAAACTGTCTGCTCTTGAACTTGCAGGCCCAGGGGGTATTGGACTCACTGGAACTGGAATAAAGGGTGCAACAGTTACTACTATTATAGTCGGTGTCATTTTCATGGCTTTCGGCGTATATCTCCGAACAAAATAATGCCTATTAGCTAAATAATTTTTTGGAGAACAGGTATGAGATATTTAATTATGGCGAAGATAACTAAAACCACTCCCGAAATTTTTTGAGCGAAAATATCAATTAATATTTCTACATTTTCATGTTTTTCTAGCAAGTCTGAATAATGCATTAAGAACACAGAAATAGTGAGGAAAATCATAACACCTGTGAGATTCGATACACCTGTTACAAATGCAATAGTGAATAAAGTTAATGTTACAAAAATACCTACAAGAAATGAATTCAGTGTTCCTCCTCCTTTTGTTATAGCTTTCCCTATATAGTGACCCATTGATAATCCTATAAATATAGACACCCACAAAATTGCATTTGATTGACTAAGGTTCACTGGTGCAATTGAATTGCTTATATACTCCCCTATAAAATAAAGCGCAAGAACGAATGTAACTCCACCAAAAAATGCCGTATAATTAAATTTATCCTCCATCCTTACATCACCCCTCTTTTTTACTAGATTTTCTTTCCTATTTCCTATTTATATAGCATTCCCTAGACCACGGGAAAAGTGAAAAGTAATTAAGTTTGTCTATGTTGATTCCGTGGGTCGTCGGATGACGCTTTCTTCTTCCGCATCTTCTGCCGTGCCTCTTCTGCCTTCCTTGCTATCTCCTTATAGTCTCCGAGGATATTGAGCAGCTTCTGGGCGCATTCTTTAGAGCAAGTGGGGAGCACTGTTGCGTCATACTTCAGTGCAAACGAGATTAGGAAGTCGCGCTTCTGCTCTATGGTTGTTTTTATTCTATTTGAGCATTCTGGATTGAAGCACGTTATTTCAGTTATGCGTTCTTCCAGCTCTATTTCCACCACCCAATAACTTCGCTTTAAGGTGGACAATGTCGTTGATGTAAGCATCCGTGAAGATTTTCCTGAGCTTGCGATTGATCACAACTGCGTGGATAAGGAAAGGTATCCGCGGCAGGTTGCAGGTGTTGCGATGCTTACAATATTTTGTGCAGCAAGCGCCCTGAAGTGGGCTCTCATCTTTGCAGCCTGGTGGCTTCACCTGCTATCTCCCTCCCATGGCAGTCTTCGCAGAGGTGACCAGGGTGAGGGCATACGCAGTCACTAGCAGTGGTATCATGATGCTTCCATAGCCTTCCCAATCCCGCGAATGTTCCTGAGAGATAATCCACTTCTACCGGCAACTTAAATACCAACGAGTTCCACCTCCACGGGGTAGATTTCCACGTCGCTGCCTATCACAAAACGATGGCCGAGATGCACTATGCAGTTGTACTTTGTGATTCTCACGCGAGAGTTAAGGATCCAGAGTTGGTGCTTGAAGAGGCTGAGTAAGTATTTCTTCCCGCTGTCCGCAAGGAGCCATGCCTGGTAAACTATCTCGTAGATGTCTGGATATTCAAGCTCGTCTGGCGGAACGTATCCCTTTTTGATGATGTTTCTGCTCTGTCCCCTGATTTTACCCCGAGTCATGAAAACTTCGCCAACAACGCCTTCGAGCGTACGCCTCTTTAGAACCCTGTCCCGCCAGAAGCGCCCGAGAAAAGCGGCTATCTTTGTTTCAAGTGAAGTGACTCCTGTCTTTGCCAGGAGATCATAGATTTTCGCCGTCATCGCTGGAGAGGAAGGCCCCAGTATTTGTACCGCGCCCTGGGGCCGGCGCATCATTTCCCGTCCGCCATCAGGGAAATGATCGCTACTTGCTGAGGTCGATGCCAAGGACAGCGATAGCTTTGTCCACTATCTCCTGGAACTCCTCTTCTGTTATCTCGTCGTCCTTGGCAGCCTGGAGAATTTCAATGAGAAGGTCGTAGATCTGCGGCTTGCGAGTGTTGAGCCACGCGAGGATTGCGGCTGCAACCGTGGCCACATAGGCCCAAATCTGATAAATGTCCATGGAGAAAACTTGAAATGGTTAGTATATTTCCATATCTGATTCACTTATGGTATACCCTTAAAAAATAGGTTTGCAATCCTAACTATTGTTTGCTCATGTGGTTGAATAAATTAATCGACATATTTATAAGTGTGCTATTCCTTTTTAATTTTGTAAAACTAAAAGGAGGTGAAAAGGATAGGAATTCGGATTCGACACGGAAAAGTTACTTGGAGAGCACAACTAAACAAGAACGACTTTAGTGTATACAAAGGCAGAAAGAGATTTTTTAGTGTTCCTAAAGAAAAACTCTATGGTCTTGGTAGACTTGGTCTAAGAGCTTTATTAATATCGCAAGGAGTTCCCATCTATATAGTCGATGACTTGGTTTCTATAGTGTAATCAATACAATGCTGTGTTCTCAGCATCCTTTTTTCTTTTTTATAATTTTTCATATAACTTCACGTACTTTCGCACTGTTTTCCAATCCACCCCGACCTTTCTTGCAATACTCCTGTATCCCATGCCCTCTGCAATTCTGAGCTTGATGATCTTCAGCACGGTCTCAATTTCAAGCTGACTCGGCATGGACTAGGCCTCCAATTCATCTCACTATATCTATCCTGAATCCCCTCTCGGTTATTGCATACAGTCGCCTCTGGTACTCCTTGAACTCCCTTTCTGTCATTATGATGATGTGCTGCGGTTCACGCTGCTGGCTGTGCATAAGTCTGCCGAAGCGCTGAGCCTCTTGCCTCCTGCTTCTCCCTAGGAAGGCAACCTCTATCACCCTCTCAAGGTCGGGAATGGATATGCCTTCGTCGCCCACCCTTGAGACTACGACGGTACTGCTGCTTCTGATTACCTCCAGCCTGTTCTTTGTGCCACCGTGAACGAAGGGTATGCCAAATTTGCTGCTGATCTTCCTACCTAGCTCAAGGTAGTCGCAGAAGATTATTGTTTTAAGCGGGATTCCAAGCAGCTCGTCAAGCTTTTTCAGCTTCTCTCTTTCGTCCTTAACAATGTAGACTTTGAATGTGGGCACGTTCACGTAGCCCTGGCGGATAAACTCGTTCCAGTTCATGCCCAGGGGATAGCCGGTCAGGGCAAAGATGTAGTTCTCTCTGCCGTCCTCCCTAAAGGGGCTACCGCTCAAGCCAACTCTATATTTGGTTCTGATGGTGGAGAGCCTGATGTAGGTGTTCGCGGGCAATCGATGGCACTCGTCGTATATTGTCAGGGTATACTCCCTGTCTCTCACTTTCTCATAGCCTGCGTAGGTTATTACATCAATTTCATGCTCGAACTCAGGTATGTGCTTTCTTATCCTCTTTATCCACTGCTCTTTGAGTAGAACCGTTGGAACCACCACGAGCTTTCTCCCTGTTATCCTTGCAAGGAGGTATATCCCGAAGTAGCTTTTGCCAGCGCCGTAGGGCCAGAATATGCCGATAGCGCCCCACTTAAGAAGCTGCTGCCAAGCTTTCTCCTGGTGGCTTCTCAGCTTTATTTTGTTCCAGTCTCTCAGATCTTTCTCAGAAACAGGCTTTGGGACGAAGGGCAGAGAGCCCTCCTCTATTATTTTGGCGATAAGCAGGAACTCGTGCCCGGCTTTTATCCTTATCTTGTCTTTCCCTTCTCTCCTGGTGAGGTGCTTTCTGTACTTCTGCCAGGCTCTATCCTGCAACTCCGGTGGGGTGATGAGAAATCCATCTGAGACCGTGAAGGGCTCTGGCTCGGGGGCTTTTATTTTCTCCCTGATCTCCTTCGGCAGGTCGAGAATCCAGTTGAAGTACTTGTTGATCGCAAACACCCTGAAGGAGGGCGTCTCGTGCTCCAGCCAACCAAGGTAAAGGTTCACAAATCTCGGTACGACTATCCACCACTGATCTGCCCTCTTGTGGAGCAGGATGTACTTCTCCCTGTTTCTGAGGAAGTTCTTCAGCTCTTCTACATCTATGTCGGGTGGTGCCTTCAGCTCCTCGAGCTTCTTCTCTATCTCTATGCTTATCCTTTCCCTCTCCCTCTGGAGTTCTTGTATGTATTCGTCTAGCCGCTCCAACTCTCTCTTTAGATTGCTTAATGAGTAATCTAGCAATTCAATCATGACGCGGTCTCGGCTCATGGCACCAACTCCCACCTCACTGTTATTGTCGAGGCGCTATAGATGCACCTTCCAAGTGGCTTTGAGTCATCAACGCATCTCCACTTCACGCCTCTCCCCCCTCTCAACTTTGCCAAGAAAAGATTTTCCAACGCATTTTTATCTCCTCTTTCCAGCTATCTCAACTGGATAGTAGCGCGTGACGTTTCCTGGCACCCGCTCCCTGACTCTAACAACTTTGCCTTTCTTCACAAGGCGCGAGATGTACTTTGATACGTTCGTCGGATGCAGGTCAACTTCCTTGAGTATCTCCTTCCTCGTTATGCCCGGATTCTCCAGAATGATCTCATACAGGTCATATAGCATCCTAATCCTCCTCCCACTTCTTCAGCACCGTAACATATCCGCGATTGCGCTTCACGAAGCCCTGTACTTCTAGCGCCTCGAGGTAGCGCTCCAGGGTCTGTTTAGTCATGATGCCTGTGAAGTACTGGATCTTTCTGAGCTCTGACGGCGGTAACTTTGGCGTGCCGCTTTTCCGCATCCAGTCAAGCATTGCTTTGTACAGCTTGCACTGCTTTGGGTGCTCTGGCAGCTTCAGGCGCGGGCTTGGCTTGTCCTTCTTCAGCTTCGCCACTGCGAACCTGAGCACGCCTGCAACGCTGAGTCTGTGCATCTTCATGACCTCTTGCAGAGCTTCATACTCGTCTTTTCGCAACCTTGCAGTGACCACAATGCTGTCCTTCGAAGGCATGATCGCACCACTCCAATGAACATTGTAAGGGTAATACCCCTCAGGGGTAATACCCCGGGTATTACCCAAAGGCTTTTTTTGTAGCGGAGGGAATACATCAGCGTGTATACATTTCGTCCCAGAAACGCTTTTTTTCTTTTCTCCTTCTCCAAACTAATCCATATCATTTTTCTTTCCTTCCTCCTGATTTTTTTCTTGAGTTTATTTATAAATCAACGCGAAAAATTTGCTTTTGTAATACCTCGGGTATTACCCCTTTTTGTTGCAAAAAATTGGGTATTACCCTTTGCGGCATCACCTCCTATGATGCTGTACTTACCTCTCCTCAGTGCTTCCTTCAGTTTCGCCACGCTGCTCTCATCTAAGCCATGGCGTTGCATCAGCGCATGCTTATGGCATCTCAGCTCTCCTACCTTTGCGGTTTCTCCTTTCTTCCCTAGGGCATGCGCAGCATCGAGGATGGTGAAAAGGTCCGCGATAGTTAGCCTGATCTTCAGGTTTTCACCTCCTTCTCATGCCTTCTGCATTTCCTTCCTGCAGTAATCGCATGAGCCTACAGGGCGGAAGCACACGTTGCAGATGGGGCGCTCCTTTTTGACCAGGTCGCGCCTGGTGAGCCTCTGCAGTTTGCGTATCCTTTCCTCCTGCTTGCTGAGCCGTCTGCGTTTAACCACTGTTTTCCACCCTCCTGAATATGAGAGGTTTTTCGAAGATCCCCTTGTGGAGGTTGCAGTAGTACCCACCCTTCCTGGTTCTTTTGTAGATGTCGTGGCTGCCGCATTCCGGGCAGAAGAAGAGCTCTCTGGCACACAGGATATTCTCCCTGAAAACTCTCCAGCCGGGCATCTATCACCCTCCAAGAGCCGCAATGCCTTTCTCTGTGAGGGTCCAGAATGCGCGGCGGAACTTTTTCTTCCCCTCATCCCAGGTGGTAACCGAAGCTCTGAGTAGTCCTTTGTCCTCGAGCTGCCTGTAGAGCTTTCTCGTTTCCCTGCTGATCTCGTCGTCCCATACCTGCCCTTTATCGTAAATCTCCTGTAGGGTTGTCTCCTCCTCGCTGGAAAGCTCTACCTTCTCCTCTTCGACCTTTGGAGGAGCAGCCCATGGTGACTCTGAGGCAACTTTCTCCGGCTGCTGCGTTGTTGAGGAGTAGTAGCGAGGGCGGCTCTGCTTCTCTACATCCAGTATGCCCTCGTCTGCGAGGTCTTTCAGTACGACTCTAAGCTTGGGGATGGAAATGCTGATGCCTCTCTTTTCAAGCCGTTTTGCGATCTGCCTTGCTTTGAGACGATTGCGTCCGCTCTCTTTGAAGACAGCTATTATTGCTTCACGCAGGTTTTCTTCCCTGAGCTCCGTTGGTATGAAGTAGATATAGCGCGAGGGCCTTCCCTTCTCCTCCTCTATTTCCCGCAATATGAGCCCTTTCTCATACATGCTTCGCAGTATTTTTGACAATCCACGTGAGCTGATGCCACCAAGCTTCTCTGCAATTTCTTTTGCACCGAGCTTTTCTCCACCCTCGAGAATTGTGAGAATCTTTTTCTCCCTTTCGTCGTGAGGGATACAGAAGAAAGCGCTTGGCTTTTTTTCGTCTTCACCAGAGTGTCTCTCTTTCGGTGTGGTAGGAACCTCAGCCCCAGGATCCTGGACCTCAGCTTTCGAGTTCTCTGGAACCTTGAATCCGAAACCACAACGTTGGAGAAACCCTACTGCCTCAAGAAAGAAAGGAATCTCTGTGGACTCTACAGGCTTCTTTAGAGCTGCGGATATCCCATCTAGCTTGACCTCAGTGACTGCACCTTCCTCGATTTTCAACCACAGCTCTGGCATTGTGGTTCACCTCCGCCCACGAGGTGCTGGCACTTCCGCCTGTACCACCGTTGTTACCCTCTCGAGGATGCGGAGCGACTCGCCGAGACAATATGGGCAAGAGTATGCTGGAGGGTTTCCCGGGAAGCATGCAGGAGGCACCGGGATGTAGAAGACCCCACCGCAGTTTTCGCAGAATACTCTGCTCAGTGTTACGGTGTTCCTACTCTCCCCGCGGTCCACATCGACGATTTCTAGGAAAACGTGGTGGTCATCGCCTTCCGGCCACTCCCAGCCAAACTTGACGGTCACGCTCCTCACATCGGGCTGATGTGGTGCGTATATGCTAGCATCCATCAAGTCAGCAATCTCTTTGACTACCCGCGGCAGGTCCTCCAGGTGCAGCCCACCGAGGAGCATGCCTTTGCGGGGTTGTGGCTCGGAGAGGCGTTCAAGGACCTTGGCTTTTATCTCTTCTGGCAGGTTGTCTAGGTGTTTTTTCAACATCTCGTCATACTTAGTGAGGAAGGGCATGCTGCGCTTGTGAGCTTCCTGGAGAGGCCCGGGGAGACTATGAGCCGCATATTCCGGGTAGTCGCACATTGCCACCGCCTCAGAGGCTTGCGACTTGCTCCAGCTTCTTCTTGTACTCGCTGACGTTTGAGACAGACCACTCTCTACTCAGCCCTTCGCCTCGCACCTCTACAATCAAAGCGAGGAGCTTTGCACCGTCCACTTCTGTGATATCCCCCGCTTTCACAGCTTCTTTCGCAGCTCTGAGCACCTTCTGGTATACTGACTTCTCATGTCTGCTCACCCTCATGCTCCATGTCGCTCTTCCGGCAACTTGCCCATCCTCCACGAGTAGGATTGGAAAATCTGCCATGCGCCTCTTTTCCACCGTGCCGTCCTTCTTGTTGAACTCCTGATCTCTGAACTTCGGCTCTCCGAGCAAGATCTTGTACATTCCATCGCCTGGCTTCCAGAACTCCCCGCCGCTCGCGGGGAGCTTTTCCGCTTCCTCTTCAGCCTTCTGTATCCAACCATCCAGACTCATTTCTTTCCCTCCATGGCTTTCTTTTCAAGTGGATAATATTTTTTCATGAAATATTCGCAAATTTCGTCTTCTGTGACTGGTATTCCAGCAAACGGGTCTTTCTCCAGCTTCATCTGGCTACAGCCCCCTCGTCGCTTCAAGAAATCGCGTATAGATTTCTAAAGCACGGAATTGATAGCGCAGGTACTCGAGCTCTATCCTGTCCTTCTCTTGTTGCTCTTTATACTCCTGCAGCGCTTCGCTGAGCTGCTTGTACCTCTGATCCTCAGCCTTCCTGCGCTCGAGTTCTGCCTGCCGCAGCTTCTCGTTGCTGAAGAGCTTTCTGCCATTCTCGTCAACCGCTGTGGCAATGTCCTGGATTTGCTCCGCTTCCCATTGTTTGAGTTCGAACTCTGTCTCGTTGATCCTGCTTTGCATGAGCAGGATATCGAGCATTTTCTCCCGAATCTGCTTGGGCAGGCTGAGCAATTGCGGAACTATCTCCGCCTCAAGCGCTGCAGTTGAAGGGGCGTCGTCGAAGCTACGGGATGATGGGTCGTATTGGGTCTTTTCCTCCATCCCTCATTCCTCCAGGGAGAGAATCGCAAAGACGCAGTAATTGATCGCATCGCGCAGGTCGTCGATGATTTTCTCCTTGTTCCTGGTCTGAAGCGTCCTCGCCCGCTTGATTTTCAACCTAGCCCAGTCAGTGTGATATTCGAAGTCTTTTTCAGGGATGCCATGCGTGGGCATCCTGTCTGCTACGATTTGGGCGGCTGCTCTGAGCTCCTGATTGAACTTCTCCAGAAAAGCCAGCTGCAGATCATACTTTGCTTCTTCCTCCAACCTTCTCACCTCCACTCGAGGAGTTCAGAAATTGGCCTGAGCTCCCTCACGTAGACCTCGTGGAACGCTGTTGGAGCTACAAAGCTGTTGTAGCGGTAGCCCTTCCTCCTGTACCGTGCTTTCTCATTGAATTCTGCAACAGTAAGCCAGCCGAGAACAAAGGCGAGCCTCGAGGGCTTGGTGTAGCTGACAAAAACCAGGATTTCTTCGCCGCTCTTTCTGATGAGCTGCTTGTGTGCAACCACGCAGCTGTAGTGAGGCTTTGGGACAACTGTCCTGGCTACTGTTTTCACGTCTATCTTAGCTAGGTTGTCTTCGTCGTCGGAGCGCTGCAGATAGAAGTCTGCACCGCCGTCGCCACCATCAATCATATCAGTAGGCCTATCGATTAGCCTGATGTTGATGTTCCTGGCGAAGAGGAAGCCGCAGACGAGCTCGCCTATGATACCTACCTTTTCATTCTCAACGGGATCGGTCTGAAATATCGGCACGTTGTCGGTGCTGGAACGCTTGAACTCCCGCCTCTCCAGGGCGTACTTATGCGCATCCTCAAGAAGCCAGTCAGGGACCTGGGTATAATACCAAGTGGTGTCTTTCCACGTTTTAAATTTGAGAGAGGGGGTGGGGGCGCTGGGTATAGAGGAGGCGATGTGGGAGATGGAGCCCGCCCCAACACCCGCATCAGCAGCATTGAGGTTCAATGCTCACTCACCTCCTGGCAGAAAAAAGAGTGGGCGCCAGAGGGCGAGAAGCCTCGTACAGCGAAGTCGGCGTGGGGGGTACCTCCAGCGCCCACGGAGGTAGTGGGGAGGGGTTTGGGGGGATGGGCAGCCCGAGCCTGCAAAGCTCCAGAAAAAGAGACTTTAGGGCTGCCATGGTGAGTGATGCCCGCGATTTCTTCGAGACGCTTGAGTCCTGCCTCGAGGAGCAAGTCACCCTTCACCGCGCGCCTGACCTCGTCACCATGCTTCTCCAAAAACACGCGCACAACCCTGCGGAAGAGCTCGTCCTCGTTCAATTGTCACTCACCTCCGCGGTGATCTCCAGCACCTCGCCGCTCGGCAGAATCTCGGTGATCTTGTGCCCCTTGGTGAGCTTCTGGACCTGCTCCCTGCTCAGTCTGAGCCTGAGAACCTGCTCCAGCGCCATCACCTGTCCCTCCGGTATGGATTCAGCCAGGGGTCGAACTCGTGCAAACCATAGTGTCTTCGAATGCCGCGCATCTTCAGCTTCAGCCACTTCGCCTCTGGATGCTGCTTGCCGAGCTTCTTGAAAAGCTCGCGTAGACCGCGCCTCCCGAGCTCGAAAATCTCGTCCTTGGTGAGGTAGCAGAGGTGCTCCCAACGCTTCAGTGTGAGTCCCGGAACTATTTCTTCCCCTGTATCGATGATGGCAAGAATCTCAGGCATGGCTCAGTCCACCTCCACTTTCTGCACCCTGTTGCCGGTGGCGTCGCTGATGTGGCGCGGTGGTTGAGCGGACTGTACGAGCATGCCATGCTTCTCAAGAAGGAGATGCCCAGCCTTCTCGAAGAAGTCCGGCCGGGACTTATAGTCCCCTTTTTCTACGAGCGCGTCAACGGCTTTTGCAAAGCCCTTCGAGAGAGTCAGTTTCACAATCTCACGCTCTGCCATACTTTCTCCTCCAGTAGTTCTAATAAAGTTCCTGATAAGTTCCTAATACGGGAATGGTATAAATACTTTACGGTTTGAAGTTCTAACTAAGTTCCAAAAAAGTGTAGTATATGGGGAATAATTCGAACCAGATTTCGCGGCTTTGAAATTCTAACTTTTGAGATTCCGGGACTGTGCAAAAATATTTAGAAAATCGGGAACCGTGACGTTAACTTTATAAGTAACCTTTTAGTTACTAATAAGGGCGTGAAAAAATGCCGCAGAAAACATATTTCATAAAGATTGGTGTTTCAGAAGAGACATACGAAAAAGTCCAGAAGTTGGTTGATAAAGGGAAGTATCCTACTAAAGCAGATGTCGTCCGGACCGCTCTAATCGAGTGGCTTAAGGAACAGGAACTAAAAACCACGTACAAAAAAGAGGGGGTGAGGGAGTAATAAAATTAAGGAATTTATTAGAGAATATAGGGGGTTTGAGAAATTGGGGCTGGTAAAATGCAAAGAATGTGGAGCGGAGATATCTTCAAAAGCCAAAGAGTGCCCTCACTGCGGGCATGATAACCGCAGCTGGTGGGGGAGAAGGCACATTGTGACGAAAGCTTTCATAGTGCTCTTTGGCTTGATGTTCGTAGCAGCATTGTTCGGAGGCGGCGAAGAAGGCTCTACATCAACAGGATCTGCAGCAACGCCTCCTCCAAAAGAGTACATAGATATAAGCTTCTATGAGTTTGATTCCCTCTTTGGAATGGAAGGCTCTCTGACGGATGCCCAGAAGAAGGTAGAATTTGAGAAATATAAAGGGAAGTATGTCAGGTGGACCTGCGAACTAGTGGATGTGTCAGAGTCTCTAATGATGTCATTGAGATGCAAGCCAGACACTTTCACGTCAGATATGAGTGTTAAACTTAGATCTGACCAGAAGGAAAAGGCTCTGGAGATTCCCAAAGGTGCCATGGTAACATTTGAGGCGAGGCTGAAGAGCTACGGGGAGTTGTTGGGTCATAGCGCAGACGATGGAGTAATAATAAGTTGGAGGTAG